CAGTGTTGACGGCGGTACTTTCTAAGGTTAGTTTAAATTAGAACAACATAGTAGATTTACCGAAGGGGGATGGGGATTTTCCCTATCCCCCTTTTTTTCTTTATAAATACAAACAGGTAGTAAAATGCAATTTGAACAAACCGCTGACCTGATTGAGAAATTAGGTGTACCAGTTGTAGGTTTATTATTGATTGGGTGGGGTTTTTGGAAAATTGTAAAATGGTTACAAGGTTCATTAACTGGTAAGATAGCATATCAAACAGATATACTTATTCAGTTAATAGATCGGATCAGAGTATTACAAACAGATATTTTAAAGTTAGATACAATGATTCGCACAAAGTATGGATTAGATGTTGATGAGAATAGAATCTCAAGGGCAGATGAACCAGCTAAGAAAAAAAGAAATAGATAATAAAAACTTAATAATTCTATATAGGAGTTAATGAAATGAATGATGTAACAAAACCTCAAGAGGGATTTATAGAAGCAGAAGGTGGAGAAGAAACAAAAACTAAATCAAAAAAAACAAAATCAACAAAAGAAAAAGAAACACCAAAACCAGCACCAGCTAAAATACCATTAGCTCAACCAGCACCTGTTAATCCAGAAGTAACAGTGGAACAAATACAGAATCAACTTAATTATGCACAAAAAATTATCACTATTCTACAACAAAAAGTTAATGAAGCAAATGGTGTTATTGTACAACTAGAAGCAAGAGTACAGATCGCACAAGAGGATAAAGAAAATATTTTGAAGCAAATTGAAACTATGGGAATAACCCCACAATAAAGAGGATAATAGTATGGCAGCCGTAACTACAAGACAAGGGTTGATAGATTATTGTTTAAGACGATTAGGACAACCTGTTGTAGAAATTAATATAGATGAAGATCAACTTGAAGAAAGGGTTGATGACGCATTAGAGTATTTTCAAGAATATCATTTTGATGGTGTTGAGAAAGTATTTACAAAGCACGTTATTACAGCAGATGATATTACCAATGAATATATACCAGCGGCTGATCCTATTATTAGTGTTGTTAGAGTTTTGCCTGTTCCTAGTTTTGATTCATTTCAAGGTGGTTTCTTCAATGAGGAGTATCAGTTGAGATTGAATGATTTAAATACATTTTCTGGTTCTTCTTTGATTCAATGGGAAATGACTCAACAGAATTTTTCGTTAGTTGAAGAACTATTCTCTATTGCACCAACAATGCTTTTTAATAGAAAACAAAATCGAGTTTATTTAGAAACAGATTGGTCTACTAAGTTTATAGTAGGAAATGTTTTAATTATTGAAGCATATCAAGCACTTAATCCTTCAACATATAATGAAGTGTATAATGATATGTTTTTGAAAAAATATACTACTGCATTGATCAAAAGACAATGGGGTGAAAACTTAAAGAAATTTACAGGTGTTCAGTTGCCTGGTGGAATTACTCTTGATGGTAAAACTATCTATGATGAAGCTGTTGAAGAAATAAGACTAATAGAAGAACAAATGAGTCTTAAATACGAATTACCAGCTGACGGATATGTAGGTTAATATGACAACTAATAATTATTTTAAAAATTATAATTCATTCCCACAACAGCAATTACTTAATGATTTATCAAAAGAAGTAATACAAATGAGTGGGCAGGATGTTTTGTATCTACCAAGAACTGTAGTAAAAAAAGATGACTTGCTAGGCGAGGATTCTATGTCAAAGTTTGAATCAGCGGTTGATATAGAAATGTTTATCACCACACCAGAAGGATTTGGTGGTGGTGGAGATGTAACTACCAAGTTTGGTTTGGATATTCTTGATGAAATAAATATGGTTGTAAATAAAGAAAGATTTTTTATAGAAACTGGAATGAATTCTCCAAGAGAGGGAGACTTAATATACCTTCCTTTGGATGGAAATATTTTTGAAATTAAATTTGTTGAAGATGAAAAACCATTTTATACTTTAGGCAAAAATACATTGTATGAAATGACTTGTGAGAAATTTGTATTTAGTGAAGAAAGATTTGAAATTCCATCAGGCCAGAGGGGAGATATATTTGATAAATTTGAAAGGGAAAATGCTGCATCTATTAAACTAAAAATAGATGCAGGAATTGATAAACTAAAAGAAGATGAGGTGGTATATCAGGGAGATTCTTTAACAACGGCAACGGCGCAAGGAATGGTTGCTGGTTTTAATTCTTCCACACAAATTTTAACCATATATAATGTATCAGGAACATTTGCTGCTAATATTAATATTATTGGTACAGCAGAACGTGATGCACAAATAGAGAGAAATGTTCAGACGGTCAATGAACAAGCCAGTGATAATACTACCTATTCAGATAATGATGCGTATGAGGTTGAGGGAGATAATATTCTTGATTTCAGTGAAATTGATCCGTGGAGCGAGGGAGACTTATAATGTTTGGAAATCATTTTTACAATAAAAATATAAGAAATATAATTATATTGTTCGGAACAGTATTTAATGATATTACAGTTAAGAGGGTAAAATCTGATGGCACTGTAGATAAACATTTTAAAGTTCCTATTGCATATGGCCCAGCAGAAAAATACATGACAATAATAGAACAGGGGCAACTAGGTCAGAGTAAGGGTGATTCTGGTTATTATCCAACTACTGATTTAGCAAGTTCGGTACAGAGAATGTCATTACCAAGAATGTCATTTGAAATTGTAACAATGGTATACGACCCAACACGAAAATTACAAACGACAAAAAGAATTAGAGAAGTTAAAGAAACTGATGAAACAAAACTATCTACTGTTTATACACCTGTACCGTATAACTTTGATATTGATTTATCTATTATGGTTAAACACAGTGATGACGGCACACAAATACTAGAACAGATTTTACCATATTTTACACCTGAGTATCATGTTACTTTAAATGAAATGGCTACAGTAGGAGTGAAAAGAGATATACCTATTATAATGAATGCCATGAATACTGAGGATACATACGAAGGCGATATGATTACTCGCAGGGCATTAATACATACTTTATCTTTTACAGTGCAAGGTTATCTCTATGGGCCTACTAAAGATATGGGTATCATCCGTGAGGTTGATGCAAATATTGGTGCAAACTTTAATGATAAGAAAGATACAAACATTGATGTAAAACCAAATCCACTTACAGCAGACCCTGACGATGATTTTGGTTTTACAACTACAACTACTGAATTATAATTTATGAAGAAAGATACGATAAAAAAATTAAATGATGTTTTGGAAATTGCTGATGACATTATTGATATTGAAATACCAGAAAAAAAAGAAATAGCACCGTCTGTAACCGTTGATACAACTGACTTAACGAGTGACTATGATTTTTCTAGGGATCAATACCATAACTTAATTGAAAAAGGTAATGACGCACTTGAAGATTTAATAACTATTGCAAAAGAAGGTGAATCACCAAGAGCGTTTGAAGTTGTGACTCAATTAATAAATTCGTTATCTGCAACCACTAAAGAACTTTTAGTTCTACAAAAAACTTTAAAGGAAGTTGAAGGCAGTAAGGCTCCAGTGAAAAACGAAAATAATTTGTTTGTTGGTAGCACAAAAGAGCTGCAAGAACTTCTTGAAATGAAAAAGAAAAAATAATATGGCAGATTCATATTTAGGTAATAACCTTCTTAAAGGTTTGGATGTTCCACATCAATTTACTAAAGATGAAATTGAGGAGTACATCAAATGTGCTAATGACCCAATTTATTTTTTAGAAAACTATGTGCAAATTGTTCATGTTGACAAAGGACTTGTTCCTTTCAAGATGTATGATTTTCAGAAAAAGTTAGTAGAGACAATAACAGATAATAGAAATGTTATTGTAAAAACTGGTAGACAGGTTGGTAAGACCACAACTACTATCGGTTGGATACTACATTACGCTCTTTTCAATAAAGATAAAATTATTGGAATACTTGCTAATAAAGCTATTACAGCTAGAGAAATATTAGGAAGGATTCAAACCTCGTATCAACATCTCCCCAAGTTTCTTCAGCAAGGTTTACGAGAATGGAATAAAGGTTCAATGGAACTGGAGAATGGAAGTAAATTAATCGCATCTTCAACTTCTTCTTCTGCAATTCGTGGATTTTCATTTTCTTGTATCTTACTTGATGAGTTTGCTCACGTTCATAGACATATTGCCTCAGAGTTTATCAAATCAGTATATCCTACCATTTCTTCTGGTAAAGAAACCAAAGTTATTATAGTATCTACACCAAACGGTTTCAATCTCTTTTACAAATTCTGGAATGACGCAGAGAATGGAAATAATAGTTTTTTTCCATTCAAAGTTCATTGGTCTAATGTTCCCGGCCGAGATGCTGATTGGAGAAAGAAAATTGTGGGAACGATTGGTGAAGAAGCGTTTAGACAAGAGTATGAAGCTGATTTTCTAGGTTCAAGTAATACTCTAGTTTCCACAGAGAAACTTCAAGAGTTATCCTTTAAAGACCCTCTATTTTCAAGAGATAGTTTAGATGTATATGAGGAGCCAATCCCAAATTCCTCTTATGTGATGACAGTTGATGTTGCAAGAGGTCAAGGGATAGATTTTTCTGCCTTTAGTGTGTTTGATACCACAGAAATTCCCTATAAAGTCGTTGCAAAGTACAAAAACAACCATGTCGCACCCCTACACTTTCCGAATATTATAAATATAGTTGGAAAGAGATATAATAATGCTTATATTTTAGTAGAGATAAACGACATTGGTTCACAAGTTGCTGATGTTCTTCACCATGGTTTAGAGTAT